AGCGTTCGTCAGCACCACCTGCTATAAGGCTTTTTAATTCGTTTAGTTCTTCGCCAAACTCACTACGCATAGCACTTAAAGGGAATACAAGTTCAGCAGCCTCACCACCAATAAAGTCCACATCACGGATAGCATCTTCTAATTCACCAAGGGCACTGCTGGCATCTTGGAATTGGAAGTTTACTCTCAGTGGACGACCTTTGCCACCCTTCTTATCTCTAATGCCTACGTTTTGACTACGTTGTACAACTTCTTCTGGGAATGTGGCAAAGTCGCCTATAACATGGACCTGTTCAGTTCTTGGGTTAAGTTTGAATATAATATATAGTGTGCCACTGGGCTGTTCTAATTCATATAATCTCATTTCTTTAGCCTTCTTTTTTGGTTTAGCAGCAGCGAATTGACCCATACGCTCCTTGGCCTTACGCATTAGGTCTATAACTTGTGCATCATCTATTTCTGGACTCATAGAATCACGCCATACGGCAAATGGCAAATCAGCATCTGCCATTCCTTTGAATTTAGCCATTAATTCTGGATTGTCTTTCTTAAATTTATCCAAGTCAGTTAGTACAGTTCGCATAGGAGTAGCACGTGGGCCTTCTTCACTAGCACTGGGATCTCCTGTTTCTTGACGGGAAATAACGTCTAGATTATCAAACTTAAATGGAATGTCACCTGCTTTGTTAGGTTTACCGTTATACTGTTTAAGATATTGGAATGCTGTTTTTTGATCAGCCCCAACAACTACAGTGACATTATTATAGCCTTGTTGATTTAAATTAGTCAATACTCTAGTTAGATCAGGCAATTCATCTGTGGCAGTTTGAAATATATGTCCTTGTTCTGGAAATACTTGTTTGTATATGGCTAATTTTTCTTCAGGTTGTAAGGGATCATCAGGACCATATGTTCTACTCACTACAAAATAAGGATCGCCGTTTAGTTTATTCGCATAAGTTATTACACTTCTGGCCAGCATCATATGACCTTTGTGTCCCATACCACGGCCCCAACCTACTACAGCAGTTGATCCTTCTCCTGTACGATCAAGTTCAAATAGCTGTCTCAATCTCATTCATCTCTCCTTGGGGCCCAGTTATCCTGATCTATAGTCTTAATAAATTGCCCTGGTAAATCGTTTTTAAAAGCAATACCAGGATGTGCGCTAACATATCCTTCTGGCTTAGTTTGTCGTATGCCACTATGTGTAGCTGAACTCAATCCTTGTATCATTTCCATTTTGGCTCTAGTCAGCATTTCTACAGCATTTAATATAGCGTCCATGCCAGCACGGTCTTTGAGTATGAGATCTGCCTGTTTAGTGCTAGTGTTTCTTGTTACCCAGTCTACAAATTTTTGTTTAACGCCAGGTATTCTTAAATTTTGATTATAAAATTTGTAAAGTACATCACCAGGTTTACTTAGTCCTGGCTTAGGTGCTAAGAAATTATTGATTAAATTAGCGTTTTCCTGTATGTATTCTTGTACAGTATCTAAACTATTGTCTACTATAGCTGGTGGCTCTTCAACATATGTGGTACCCTGTACAATAACATTTGGTGTGCTATATTTTTCAACTTCAGGCAGTCTTGTTTCCTCACTAGAACCTAATTCTGGATAGTATCCAGTAGCTGCCAACATTACTTTGGCCACACGTATTCTACGACCAAGATCACTGTCCTTACCTATATGGAATGTTGTTATATTTGGTGTGAACTCATATTCATCAGTTTGATTATTAAATGTAGCAGGTTTGCCAGGATAAAATAATAGTCCAGCTTCAACAAAGCCTTGTTTTGGACTTACTTGTTCCAAATATGGCCATAGGCTACTTAACTCTTTAGCATATTGTCTACGTTGTGCTTCTTTGGTTGGATCAACCTTTCCTGTACTTAATAAAAACTTTTTTACTTCTTCAGCATTACGTGGAGCAGTACTGACTCCATTATCTAATTCTGTTTTGCCACGTTTAAGATATTCCCAAGCATTTTTAGGTATCATCATAAATTGGCCATTTTGACGACCATAGTATACAACAGGACTACCGTCCCATTTGAGTTCTATGTTTCCACCTTGACCAGTCATATAGCGTAGACGTTCTACAGCATGTAATCCACCTTGAGCACCATTAGTAAAAACTAGGTCTTCAATATGTTGATACTTGCGACCTATAGCAGGAGCAGCAGCTTCAAAAAATTTACGTTCTGGACCTTTTAGTGGAGCACTTTTCCAACTCTGTCCACTACTAGCTAAACTATAAATTTTTTCACGTTGTGTAACTGGTAAAGCATTCATTATACTTTCTACACTGCCTAGGTCACGACTACTTGCTCTTGGTCCTAATAATCGCTGTGCTATTTCATCCATATCGGTAGATATTAGATTGGCCTTTTTGCCCTGTTCATTTCTAGCAAATAGTCCTTCATCTGGACTCCATAACATTCCTTGACTACTGGCCAATGCGTTCATAACCATTTGTTTATGTACACCCTTATATGGACTATCCTTAGGTAAATCATGTACATGATATCTATGTACCTGTTGGGCATTAGGTACAACTTTTATATCTACCTGATGAAAACTACGTCCAAATGGTAATTTGACATGAACTTGGCTACCACTTTTTTTAGTATCAAGACCTTTGCCCTGTAGAAATTTTTCTAATTCAACTCTTACACCCTTAGCATCTTGTTGTTTAAAAACTTGACCTGCTATCCCAGCATCAGCCATCACATCAAGATCTCCACTCATTACCCCAGCAGTTGGTGTAGCACCACTTCCTATACGGTAAAGTTTAATGCCTGTGCCCTGTAAATATTTTTCCAGCTCTGTTTCCAATCTAGGTGCCAGACTTTGGTCAAATGGAACTACATCGTCCCAAATATTACCACCTTCTTTTAATGGTCTGGAAAACAGCTCACGGAGCATCATTTATAAAAGCCATCCTTTATGTTTTGTATTTCAGTTTCGTAGATGTGATGAGCTACTTGTTCTTTAAAATCTTCTTCTAAATTATCATCTAGTTCTTTTACTGGGAATTCTTTTTTATATTCATCATAGGCTTTTTCAATTACTTTTTTAAAAACTCTATGACTTAATTCGTTGCCACTTTCATATTGTGCTTTACAAGTTTTAAGAATTGGAAAAAAATGTCTGCGATAAAAATCATCGTTATTATGCATAAAAAATACAAGATCTTCTGCTAGATCAAATTCATATTTGCCTTGTTCGTCTTTAATGATTTTAGTAGGACTGGTGCTGGCCATGTCCTCAATGGGTATTTGCTCGTTACCAAACATTTCGTATAGTTTCATATCATCAAGCCTTAATTTGCTAGGTTGAATAGTTCAACCATAGTCAGTCTTACCTAATATTTATCAATATTAGTTTGTTGAGAATAACTATTTTTCGTTGATTACACGGTCTATACGCTGTATATTTGAGCCAATAAACATCTGTACCATGCTTAGAGTCTTGCTGTCTTTAACATAAAAGTAACTATCCCCAACCTTCCAACCACGTTTTATATGACGTTGACAGCGTTCAGGCATGCGTATTTTGTCATTATCCCTGCACCAATTAAAGAAGCTTTCGTGATTATCTATACGATGACTAATTGTTACCTTAAATCCATAAGGTATTCGTTTGAGATAAACAGTATTTTTTTCTAAAACTGGAGTAGTTTCAGATGGAATACTGATATATCTTATAAGATTTTTCAATATTTTGCTAATATTTTTGAAATCATTTTCATCATCTGTGTAAAAGCTAATAAAGGGACTACTTACCATAATTTTTGATTCGTGGACAGCTGATTGAAAAGTTCTCGCTATTAAAAGTCCTATTTCATAATCACTTGAGTCCCCACTCCAAATATAGGGTGGAAACTTGTCCACACTTTTCCAATAAAGTATTTTACTAATAATAGATTCAATATCCTTATTCCTAAAAGTAGGAGCAAATTTAGATACAAGAACTATTTTGTATCTAAATTTGTCTAAGAAAAGTTTATTGGTTCTCTTCGTGGGTAATAACATCAGATGATTCATTTTCTGCTACTTTACTAGTTCTTACACGTTTTGTCACGGTTATTTGGTCATTTTCTAGACTAATTGCTGCTGACCCACCGTCCTTAAGTTCGCCAAACAGCATCATACGACTAAGGGGACGTTTAATCTCTTTGTCTATGACACGTTGTAATGGACGGGCACCCATCTTACTATCAAACCCCTTTTCAATCAAGTGATTTATAGCAGCATCGTTAATACGTATGCGAATGCCCTTGTCTGCTACTTGTCGTTTAAGTTCATCAATAAACTTAACAACAACCTTATACATAGTATCCTTATTCAACTTGGTAAATGTAATTACCGCATCTAACCTATTTCTAAATTCAGGAGCAAAGAACTTCTTGAGATCTTTATCATCATACTCTTTTTCCTGTTTGCCAAAACCAATTTGATTTTTCTCAGCAGCCTGTGCTCCAGCGTTTGTAGTAAGAATTAAGATAATATTTCTACAATCTGCTTTCTTACCATTGCTGCCAGTAACAAACCCATTGTCCATCATCTGTAATAGGATAGTACTTACGTCTGGATGGCTTTTTTCAACTTCGTCAAATAACAATACGCTATATGGATTTTCTTGAATCTGTGTGATCAGTAGACCCGCATTTTCTTCAAAGCCAACATAACCTGGTGGACTGCCGATTAATTTACTTACGCTATGCTTTTCTTGATATTCACTCATATCAAAGCGTATAAGTTTTACACCAAGATGTTTAGCCAATGTTTTAGCTGTTTCCGTTTTACCACAGCCAGTTGGTCCCATGAACACAAATGATCCAATTGGCTTGTTCTCAGGCTTAAGACCAGCACGGGCCACAAGAATCTTATCTACAAGTTCTGTAACAGCTTCACTTTGTCCAAACACTTCTGAGTTAATTTGTGTTTCTAAATTAGCTAGATTATTACTTTCAGTTTCAGCAATTTGTTCTTCTGGTAATTGTACTGCTTGACTGAGCTCAAATTGAATTTCATGTTCACCAATAATACGTTCTTGATCAAGTTTAAGATTAAAACGACTACAGGCACAGTCAATAAGATCAATGGCCTTATCTGGTAATTTTTTGTCAGTTTGATATTTTACACTGAGTTTTACCGCACATTGAATAGCATCCTCTGTAATTTTAACTTTATGAAATTGTTCGTAGTATTTTTTAACACCTTTTAATATCTGAATAGTAGTTTCATAACTAGGTTCATCCACTGTAATACGTTGGAATCTACGCATTAGAGCACGATCTTTTTCAAAATATTTTCTATATTCTTCCCATGTAGTGCTGGCAATAACTTTAATATTACCCTTGCTTAGTGCAGGCTTCATCATATTAGCTAGATCATTAGCACTATTACCCGCACTGCCTGCTCCACTTATCATATGAGCTTCGTCAATGAATAAGATTGTTTTGCCCTTAGTTTGTAATCCTTTTAAAACAAGCTTAAATCTTTCTTCAAAATCTCCTCGATATTTACTACCTGCCAGCATACTACTAATATCTAAACTAAAGACTTTATAATCTTTTAAAAACTCAGGAACATGACCTTTTACAATATTAAATGCTAGTCCTTCAGCAATAGCAGTTTTACCTACTCCAGGATCACCAACTAGCATAACATTGTTTTTATTCCTACGTCCCATAGCTAGAGCAATATTTTCTAACTCTATTACTCTGCCTACAACTGGATCTACTTTATTACGTTTGACTAGATCATTTAAATTTGTAGTAAAAGCCTTTAGCGCACGATCAACTTGATGATCGTTTACTTGTTCCTCTTCTTCAGTTTGGATTTCGTTATTTAAATAGTCAGCAAATTTATTTTTATCAACACCAGCTTGTTGTATATAGTAACTGGCATAGCTACGTTTTTCACCCATAATACTAAGGAATACATCACTTAGTTCCATAGTTTGGCGACCATTAAACAAGGCCTGTGTGAATGCTCTATTAAGTACACGTTCTACAGCCTGTGTCTTTTTTGGTTTTACAACATCTTCTTTAACTATATCATTTAATTTATTTTTGAGATAGTGATCAAGATTAACTTTAATATATTCTGCGTCAGCTCCATACCCTTGTATTGTGTTAGTAAATTGTTCATTATTGAGCATGGTAAACAATAAATGCTCAAGTGTAAGGTATTCATGTTTGAAATTTTTGGCTAGTTCAATTGCCTGTTCAAAAACATTTTTAAGACTGTCGCTGGGCTCTACCATATTTTTTCCTTAATTTATTAAATTTCTTAGTGGCCATTTCTTGCTTTAATTTACTTACACGATCTGTAAAGCATACACCATCTAAATGATCTAGCTCATGTAAAAAACATTTTGCATCTATGCCTTGTAGTGATATTACACAATTATTACCTTGGCTGTCAAGATATTCAGCCATGATAGTCTTTGGTCTTTTTACCGGAATAAGAAGTTTAGGAAAACTTAAACACCCTTCAATAGCTTCAAATTGTTCATCACTGGCAGCACGTAAAACAGGATTAAACATAGCAAATGGTCCCATTTCTAAACTTAGATCTTTTGGAAACATTACTAACACTCTGGCTCTTATACCAACTTGATTGGCACTTAGACCTATGCCACCTTCCTTGACCATTAGTTCTACCATTTGTTTTTCCATTAACATTGGATCCATAATAGGGTTTTCAAAATCAAATTCTGGCATTGATTCTCTCAAAATGTCATTTGGAAAGGTTATTAATTTCATTTCTTAATTCCTCTAATTTATTCTTAATCTTTGTATCTTTAATAGCAGGTATTTTTATATATACTGTAATTATAAAGTCACCTATATTACCACTGGTAATATTTGTGAAGCCCATGCCCTTGGCACAGTATTCTCCACCGTGTGTCATACCGGGACGAATACGTATATTCATCATTCTGCCATCTAATGTTTCAACTGGTTTGGTACAGCCAATCATAGCTTCTATAGCATCTATTTCTATGATTGTTATAATATTATCCTTTTTTCTTGTAAAATTAAAATCCTCAGCTACCATTATAGTTACATTAAGGTCACCTCTAGGAAATTGTGGAAAAGCATCATCCCCCATGCCTTTAAACCTTAGTACGTGTCCGTTTTCAATTCCTGGTGGTATACTGATTACAGCAGTTTCTTTACGACCAGATGGTAGGGCATACGTAGCTTCGACTTCCTTACCAATAAAACTATCTAATAAACTGATTTTACATTTGATGTTTAGATCCAAATTTTTATTTCGTACATTTCTACGTCCAAAATCAAACCCTTGCCTACCTCTGAATAGATCATTGAAAGCATTGTGTATGTCCTCAAAATTTCTAAAGTTTCCATTAAATTGAGTTTGTATATTGATTTCATTATCGTATCTATTACGCTTATTAGGATCACCTAGTGTATCATATGCTTGACTTATTTTTTGAAACTGAGCCTCATTACCACCACGGTCAGGATGGTGTTCCATGGCCAGTTTTCGATAAGCGGCTTTAATTTCTTGTGGACTGGCTTGTTGTGTTACGCCTAATATGTCGTAGTAGTTCATAAAAATTAAGGCTGTGTGTAACAGCCTTAATATTTAACCTACTAGATTAAGTTGATGTTATTTTTTTGCGTCTTTTTTGGCATCTTCAATCTTTGTTGCTTCGTGTTTTTGATGTGCCTTAACTTCTTTACACTGCTGTTTAGGCTTGTTGGTTTTTGGATCCATAACTGGCTTACCATCTTTACCCTGTACATCAACACATACTTTGCGTGTTTCTGGTTTAGCATCATCCTTCTTATCTGCTGCGTAGGCAGGAATAGTTAGTGCTAGACCTAATACAAATGCTGTTAAAAATTGTTTCATAATCGCTCCTTATAGTTCTGGAAATGCGGGTTGACCAGGCATTGGTTTACCCTTACTGCTGTTGCTTACTTGACCCCAATTGTCTGCCTGTGGGATAGTTGGTCCACCAAATGGGCTAGGGCCTCCAAAACTTGGTGGTGGTACCGTTGGTGATCCAAAACCTCCACCACTGCCAAAAGTAGTAGTTGTTTGAGTAAAACTAGTAGGTGGTGGGGGAGGTGGACTAACTGGTGGTGGTTTGTTTGCGGCTTCTAATGCTTTGGCACGTAGTTCTTTATCGTTGCCTGCCAGCATAATACCACTTAGTGTACCAGTTAAAAATGTTGCTATAGGTACAATAAGTTCAAAAAACTTTTGATCCATTGGGCTAATAGCGTTCAGTGGTTGTGTTACAAATATTAATGAATATAATACTACAAACACAATACCTGTTAGGGTCAGACTCAAGCAAATTCCAATAAAGAATTTGAGTCTGGCCATTAATTGTTCTTCTGTATAAATTAGTGGTTCTTTACTTTCCACAATTAACTCCTTGTTGGCTGGGCCCAATAGCCGGTGCTTGAGGGCCGAGATTAGGGATTTGACCGCCATCTTTACCTTTTCCTAATGTTCGTGGATCAATTTGACCCTTAAATACGTGTTCCGGACAAGTTCTTGTTACATCGCATTGTGGCAGTTGACACATTTCTTTATCCCAGTTTTGCGGATCTTGACAGGGATATCTAAACCTATCTCCTCCAAATACTGCTAGACCAACTGGTAAAATCAATAACAAACCTAACCATCTGAATAATTTTTTATCTTCTGCCATTATTCGCTCCATATTTATGTATTTACTTTATTTCAACACTATCCTTTAGGTCGTTATACTTGTGTTGAGCAGCCAGTAAATCCATATCCTTATCTGCTGATTTTTCGGCCCGTTTAATGTCCCGTTCGTAGGCCCGTTCTATACAAGCCAATGCTCTAGCCTGTGCTCGACCCAGTTCCCTTCTAATACGATTGAACTCGGCTATAGCATACTTGGCCTTACGCTCAGGGCTTAAAAATAAATTTAATATCCATTGAAACATAATTATTTCTCAAAGTTCTTTTTTTGTTCATTATACCATTTGATCCAAGCATCTACACGATCTTTACAGGTATAATATTCCCCATAATTATCCTGTACGACCAAGAGCAGGTCAGTTAGACTGGTATTTGTTTCTGCTATTTCCTTTAGATTAGGACAGGCTATTAAGTTATCTTTGTCCACATTGGGCCAAGTTTGTTTAATTGGCACAGGTTGTGTTGTAGTACAGGAGGCTAAAAATAAACTTAATAGTAAAATTTTTTTCAATTGACCTTCTCCACAGGCTTTTTATCCACTACATTTTTGGCTGCTCGGTTGTGTAGTTTGTTTACTTCGCTGTCAAACTTACATTCTTTGTCAATATATTCTTTACGAGTTTGTATTTCTGTTCTAATTTTTGTTCTATATTCTACTCTAACCTGTTGTTTCTTTTTGCGTTCTTCTTCTAATTTTTTGTTTAGTTCTTCTGCTTCACGTTCTTTGGCAGCAACCTGTTCCTGTGCCTGTTTAACACGTTCTTCCCATATGTTATTAATTTCAGTACCACCATACATAAAAACACTGGCTAATATGATCAAGCCACCCACAGGCTTGACAAACATCATATAAGGACGTAATGGAGGGATATGACTGAATATGCCAGCAAAGAAAAATGCTAGGAATCCTACACCAGCCAGTGCGATCCAAAATTCACCGGGTAAATTAAGTAGCCAGTGTTCTACTAGCCACATCAACATTATGCTACTCCAAATACGTGTAAAGCGTGTTTATAATGCTTTTCACGATCTGCCAAACCAATAGTACCACCATTAATCTTTTTAGTCAATGTCAATATATCACCTTGGTCAGCCCAAGTATTAAGATTATTCATCTCCCAAAAGAAGCAGCCACTCTGTACAGCACCTTCAAATGTTTCTAAATATTCGCTAGCCTCTTCTACAGGAATGTCTAAACTACCAGCAAAGAAAATATAGTTATTTTTTCCTGTAAGTTGTATAAGTCCCCTACCACAATACCTATAGCCATCACCTGATTCTTCTGGACCATTGCCCATACGATTGGCATATACACGATTAGCAATCCGTTCTGGCTTGTTAGCATAGGCAGCAGCAGTGGCGTCATCTGGAAAATATTTTGGAAATACCTTGCGTAGGCTTGCTGCTCTATAGTTTAAGTTTTCTTTTAAAAATTTAAAGCCACCACTTTCATGAGCACACTGAGCAATAAAGGCTGCTACACGTTGTGGTGTATTGATTTGATATTCAGGTAGTATAGTATGTAGGGCATTGAACCAATAATCGATATATGGATTACCTGGTATCATTTGCTTCAATTGTTCTTTGTTAAAATCAAAAGTAAAACTCATCTCGCTCTCTCCAGTACAAGGGCACGATCGTCATTTTCAAAAACATACACATCGTTGACCTTGGTTATATTATAATTGCCTAAATATTTTGTATAAAAAATACTTTCACTGATAGCTCTAGTACCAATGTCAATGCGTCCACCTAAACGTTCATATACTTCTTTAATAGGACCAAAATCCTTGATACGCATACTTAAACTTTCAGCAAACATTTTATGAAATGTTATATCATCTTCTAAAACTTCTATGTTGTCCACATAACTACGACTAAAAAAATTGCTAAAGTTATTAAGCCTATTTTCTTTAATACTTATTGAGTAAGCATCCTTATCTAATGGCACAGTATTTCTAATATGTTGTTCATCTGCTGGTTGTGTTCTAAAACTTTTATAATACCTAAACCTAAAATTTTCTATGTTAGTTAATTTTTTAACAGCTTCTAATATTTCTATTAGGCGTTCTGGTATGTGTTTATTGCGCTCTAGTTCTACAAATACCTTATATTTGCCAGTATCAATAGGGCCATCTGTGGCATCAGCATCAACTACCCAATCAAAACCTAATTCCAAAAATCGTGCTAGATCATCGGCAGGTTCTTTATCGTCTACATTAAAACTGAGTACGACCATTTTTTCATCGTCGCCAATCTTACTCTTATAGCTGTCTATCTCAACCACACTGCTGACCAATAGTTTAAGGTCACCTGCTAGTAATGTTTCGTTTAAGTCCATTACATTGGTGCTCCTGCTGCTGGTGCTGCCCCCATTGGTGCTGCCCCCATTGGTGCTGCTGGTGCCATACCTGGTTGAGCTGGTGGCGCCATACCTGGTTGAGCTGGTGGTGCCATTGGAGTAGGCTGCTGTTTTTCTTTATCGTCGCCTTTGCGTTCTTCTCTAATACGATCCATATAACTGTTAAAAATATCAAATACTAATTTTTTAGGCATTAGAATTTTAACAACCCAAACAGGATGTGCATCCAATTTTCCCTTTTTAGTACCTGGTCTAAAGTCATCTGGTGTGCGTATCTTACGTGGCTCAATTAGTTCATCTCTAGTAAACTTCACTCTACAGCCAATTTCCATAAGACGTTTAGCACCATCTGGGTCTGGCATCTTTTCTTTAGGCCACATAAATTCAGCACTGACCCAATGCCTACTTATTTTAGGACCACTGAGTAATTCACCATCTAACCAATTTTTATATACATAGATATCCATTTCATCCAATACACGTTCAAAGTCTTTTAGTACAGCAAGACTACTATTGTTGTTATAGATGGAGTCTACGTTGCGTATAACGTCTAAAATATCTTTCATAATGGGCCCAAATTTACTATATTATTTATCGTAAAACAACAAGTAAATTATTTAAGTTTTGTGGGCGATTATTTATCATAACTGCTAGTATTTCGTTTATGCCTAAACTTTTAAATATATGTTAAGGGGGAGCGAATCTATGAAAAAAACCCTGCTAGCAGTTCTAATCGGAGCGGCATTTACTGGGCTACAAGCACAGACATTGATTAACCAAGGTGGATATACCAGTTCCAGTTTGGTTGATACTAACAGTACCAGCAACAGTGTAAACACTGTAAACAGTACTACTACCAGCACCAATACCAATAATAACAATAATACCAGCACCAGCACTAGTACCACAACCAATACTAATAACAATATACAGAGTGGTACGGTGACTAATAATAATGTAATGAGCGGGTCAGTGACCTACACCAACAACAATGTACAGAGTGGAACAGCCACTAACATTAATCAAAATACTACAACAAGCACCAGCACTAATACCAACACCAACAACAATATACAAAGTGGTAGTGTGACCTACACCAATAACAATAACAACGTAAACAGCGGTACGGTGACTTATAATAATAACAATGTACAAAGTGGTACACTGACCAACATCAATCAAAATACAAGTACGGCCACAACTGACAATACCAACCGTAATATAATGAGTGGTAGTGTGACCTACAATAACAATAATGTAAACACTAACACTACTACCAGCAACAATGTTAATCAAAACATCAACTCTGGTACAATGACATACAATAATAACAATATCAGTGTAAGTGATAGTACCAATAGAAACATTATGAGTGGTACGGTGAATTACAATAATAACAACGTAAACACAACAACCAGCAATAATGTCAATACTAATACAAGTACCAGCAATAATACAAATTACCAATATGGTGATATGACCAACCGTAGCATAAACACCAGTACTATAAACTCAAACAATGTTAATGCCAGTACCAGCACTAATACTAACAATAACAATAGTGTAAGCACCAATACCAATGTTAACCAGAACAATAGTACCAGTGTAAGTACTAATAACAACATACAAACTGGTGATATGACCAATCGTAATATAAACACCAGCGTAAGTGCCAGTGACAATAAAAATACTAATATCAATAGCAACATTAACCAAAGTTATAGCACCAGTGACCAAACGGTAAAAACTGACAATGTTAACACTAATATTAATCGTAGTGAAATAACACAGAAGGTCATACAGCCACCACCCACTGCCATAGCACCAAGTATGATGAGTATGGGCACTGACCTATGTATAACAGGTGTTAGTGGTGCTGCTCAAACACAGGTCATTGGCTTAAGTTTTGGTAGTACACTACGTGATGCTAACTGTGAAAGATTAAAATTAAGCAAGACACTATATGATATGGGTATGAAAGTAGCAGCAGTGGCCACTATGTGCCAAGACCGTAGAGTATTTGATGCTATGATGGCAGCAGGTACTCCTTGTCCAGTAAATGGAATGATTGGTGAGCAGGCACGTGAATTTTGGGAAAAGAATCCACACCTTGTACCAAAGCCTGTGGATGTAGCCAGATCAGATAGATGAAAAAGTTAGCAGCAATTATAGCAGCCTTGTTTATACCTGTGGCTAGTGCTCAAACTAGCACCACACCTAATATTGTGACTAATGGTTATACAAATGCTTATAATACCAGTAATTTAAATTGTTGGCAACCAGGTGATGCTTATTGTAGCCCAAACGGACAACCTTATGTTAATCCTGGCAGTGGTAATATAAATTTTAGTTATGGTATGTGGGATCTTTACCAAATTCGTAATGTGGCAGATGTGTTGCCTTACGGTGGAACTGGACTAGTGGTCACAGGATACCACTTTCAATATACTGCCAAAGTTGGTAATAATTGGGACGATGCTAGTTATGATTACTTAAAAAGTTATGTAAGAATTTATGGCACAGGTGGACAACTTATACAAAGTGGTGATTTTACGCACACTAATACACACGATTGGTATACATTTCATTTGGCAGATAGTTATAATCCTTTATTAACTAGGTTTACCAAGGATAATTATACACAGGTTAGATTTGGTTTTGTAGGACAAGATTATAATGGATGGGTAGGACCATATGGTCCTGAAATAATGAATGTTAGTTTTACCCTAAACTATCAACCTGACCCTTGCTTACGCAGCCAACTAATCAGTCCACAATGTCCAGGATTTTTAGATGCTGTACAGAAGGTTGGTGCCATACCCAAACAGGATTCACCTATAACACAAGAAGCAGCATCGGCAGCAATAACACCCGCTACATTAGTCAACGCACAAGAAAATAAAAAGGTAGATGCTCCAATAGCAGTAGCACGTAAGGCCAAAGAAGAAGTTAAGTTTAATGCTGTCCAACAGGAAGTGGCGGTTGTACAAGACTCCACCACTCAAACACAACAAACTACAACTACAGCAACAACGGAACAAACACGTACAACACAGCAAAGAAGCACAGGTACTACACGTTCAACTAATCAAGCACAAGCAGATACTGCCACATCCAATAGTGCGTATGCTAATGAAAGTAGTCAAATGGAACAAATGTTGGCCGCACCCGCAAAAAGCGTAGAGCCTGTACAAACTGCTACAACTACTACAAGTCCACAGCAGAGAGAAGGACCTGCCCTACAAGTAGTTCAACAGGCACCCGTATTGCCTGATGCTCCGGTTCAGGCACAACAAGTGGCGGAACCACAACCAGTGACTACACCAGTTGTGGTTATGAGACAACCAGAACCTCAGGCACAAACTGCTCCACAAATTGAACTAGCACAACCCATACAAATTGAGCAACCTAAAGTACAGGTGGAAGTGGCCACTACACCATCTACCCCGCTATATACACCACCTAACATACAGCAATTAGCACAGCCCATACAGCAGGAACTAACACCCGTGGTTATAGAGCAGCCCGTGTTGGCCAAGTCTGAAGCACAGGTACAGGAAGTGAATACAGCACTGCCTACTAACATGCTAACAGACAAGACAAACCCAGTAAATGACGTAGTCACAGCACAGCCACAAATGCCCACTATGGCAGCATTTACAGGACCCGCAGTTAATCAAAAACAGCAGGATAATGATTTGGCTGGTGGTGTTAGCCTAGCACGTATGGCTGTAGTACCAGTAGGCTTTGATGCCTACAATGTGGCACTTAAGGATGTGGCATTTTACGCACCACGAGAAATATATCGCAACCAACGCACAGTGGATAATGCTAGAGCATTGAGACAATTGGGCAGCGATAGACTACACCAACAAATGGTGGAACAGCAGTACAGGAGATAATAATGGCTAAAGATAAAGAAGAAGAACAACAAGAAGAGCCTGTAGAAGAAGACCAACAAGAGGAAGAAGTTGCCGAGGAAGAAGAACAAGAGGAAGAACAGGAACAAGAAGATAAGGATGATAAGGGTGGTCTGTTGGCAGCAGGATTAGCCGGTGCCGCTGCTCTAGCCGCTAATGGTAAAGGTGCTAAAGCAGCCAAGGGTAAGAAGGCTCCTGCTAAAAAGGCAGCAACTAAAAAAGCACCTGTAACTAAAACAGCAGCCAAGCCTGTGGCCAATCCTACAGATAAACCTGAAGCCAAGCCTGCTCCAAAAGATCCTAATGCTCCCATTAATCTTGATGCTAAAGTAGATGAACTTAAAAAACTAACAGACAAGAATCGTGTTTGGGTAGTAGCAGGTATTGAATTTACTCCAGCCAAGATAGCAATTATTGCCACAGCCATAAGTACAGCATTGGGTAGTCTATATGGTGCCTTCGAAGCCTATAAAGGCTATATGGATATGAAGGATAAGATAGCCAAGTACGTAGCACCTGATCTCAGTGAGTATGACAAACGTCTTGCTGTCATAGAGGAAAATATGCTCAAGACTGAAGAAAGTATGAACAAAACTCTAAAGGCTGTACAAGAGGGCAGTGATAAAACAGCAGAATATACTAGAGATATCAAAAACGATCTAAAGAATGATATTCGTAGATTGGAAAAAGTAGTTGAAGATGTAGAGCGTAGCAACAAAGAGCAGCAGAGAAATGTGGACAGAAGTCTACAAACAATGGATGCTAATGTGCGTAGTATACAAAAACAGGCTGACTCTACAGTAAGTGCTATGACAAAGGAAATGGATCGAAACCTTAAAGCACAGAATAAGGAAGTCGATGCCAAGATTAAGGCCTTGGATCGCGATATGAATGACAAGATCAAGAAGGCCTTGGATAACCCATTAGCCAACAAATAAGGAGAGTATTATGATTGAAATGTTAATATGGTTAGCAGTAGGAGCATTCGTAGGTTGGAATTTCCCACAGCCACAATTTGCCAAAAATATACAGGCCAAAGTCTTGGCCATGTTTAAGAAAGAACCAAAAGAAGAGTAGAACCAACTATAACTCTACTATAATTGTTCATTTGAGTAAATAATTTAGTAGGACCTCTGTAGATATCGGGCGGTACTACAAGTCCTACTTTTCTAAGTAGGAGTTACTGGATGAGCAAAAGAGTGAAAAAACGCTTTACCTCAAATGTGAATGTGATAGATTTTGCCACATTCATCCCACAAAAAAATTGTAGGGTACACCTTTACCCTCGCAATGAAGCACAAAAAACATATATTCAAAAGCTACAAAATGAAGATAATAGTATATTATTTGCCATAGGGCCAGCTGGTACAGGCAAAACATTATTAGCAGTCCAAGCTGGAATAAAGTTTTTTCAAGAGGGCAAAGTAGACAAGCTCATAGTTACAAGACCCGCCGTTAGTGTAGACGAAGACCTAGGCTTTTTACCTGGCACACTTAATCAAAAGATGGAGCCATGGACCAAGCCCATATTTGACGTTTTAGGAGAATATTATAGTCAAAAAGATATAGTAGAAATGTTAAGTGAAGGAGTCATAGAGATCAGTCCCTTGGCATATATGAGAGGCCGCACATTCAAACGTGCCTGGATTATAGCCGATGAAATGCAAAATGCTACAGCAAATCAAATGAAAATGCTGCTAACACGATTGGGAGATCAAAGCCGTATGGTAGTCACAGGAGATCTGGCACAAGCAGATCGTCTTGCGGACAATGGTTTGATCGAATTTTGCAACCTACTGGGAAATCGTAAACGAACAGAACATATCGATATCGTTAGGTTTGAAGCCAAAGATATCGAACGTCATCAAGCCGTAAAGGAGGTTTTAGAAATATACGGTGATTAATTAACAGGTTGGCCTTGGGCGTCTACTTCTATCCAAGAATAGTCGCCCAGCCATTTTACTCTGGTAATATATTCATATTCTACTGGAGGTGCAGTGGCCCAATCATCAGGGCCCAGCATACTTAATCTTGTACAC